AGACCATTTCTAGATTTTAGAAAATGAAAAACTAATGTTTCATCATCTTCAATAATATACTTCTCTGGTCCATACTGTCTAATTTTTCTTATGGAAGGTTTATTAATACCCAACACTACATCAGCATGTTGCAATAAAGCATCTGCACCAAATAAATCAGAATCTAACACATAGTTCCCATATTCACCATCTCTAACTCTATCAGGATTGTCAACATTTCTATTAAGTTGACTAAGTACTAAAAAGGCTACCGGATATTTTTTCTTCATATAAGTTAATGCTTCACCAAGTGCATATAGCATTTCAAACTTATCTTTTTGGTCCTTAGATACTTTAAATAAAGCTGAGTGGTCAATAGTAACCAACATGTTAGTATATTTTTTAATCATATTCCCATCTTTATCCTTAACCATCTTTGAGTGAGCTTCCATATGATGATGTATTGTTGCACACATTACATCTACTGTGCAAGGATCATATATAACATCAATGACATCTTTGTCTTTTGTTCCATGATACAACTGTACACATTTATTAAATACTTTATCATCTAATGGCTCTGCTTTACTCATTAATGAGTTGTAATCATATCCTGTATTCAGACTCAGCTTTCTGATACCATTGGTTTCATCAAGCATTTCAAACTGAAATTTTAAAATTCTAAATTCATGGTCCATATTAAATTTGATTATATCATCAATTAATTGTTCCATAAATAAAGTTTTACCAACTCCAGGTCTAGCACCTACTACGGTGATAGTTCTCCACTCTAATCCATCACAAAATGCATCATTAAATTTAGGCCATGCACTTTTCAGTGATTTTAATTGTCCTTTTCTTCTTGCTTCTATTTTATAAATAGCTTTTTTGAGAGCATCTCTCTCACTTACAGGCATCAAAGGTGCTGCACCATTAAATAATTGACTCATTTTATGATTTATTAATTATGTCTTTTTTAGCAAAATTGTATAACTCATGCATTAAAGTTATAATAAGCTCAATCAATAAAAATTGACCTATATTCACCGCTACAATAAAATTATCAGTAACGGTCCAGCTTATTACTGTTCCTATAATTGCAAATACAATTAATAATACTTTGTTTTTCATTAATCTACCCTCTCTTTAAAATATTCTATTTTTTCATCATCCCCATTAATAATTAAATCACAATAAGTTGCTAAATCAGAATCCCATGTCTTATCAGTATTTTGTTTTCTGATAAAATACTGTGCAGTTCTCATATAATCATATCTTCTTATGCTGTATTCATCAACATACTTTTCAGTAGCTTTTAATACAACTTCCCAGCTGTAATCATAAACTTCAAAAAACCATCTAAAAGCATTCTCAAGAGTTTTTGGGTTAACTCTAGCATATTTGCCACTAGCTAGTTTTTTGTTAGGAAATATTTCATTGTAGTTTTTGATATTATCAAGAAAATTTGATCCAAGTAAGTCCATACTTGTCTTTTTCTTTGATTTTCTAAAATAGCCATCAATTTCAGTAATAAAGATAATACTTTTTGAGGTTAATTGCAACTTATCATCTAACCATTCATCAGCTTGTAATTTCTTACATTCAATTGATTTATTTACAAAATCAGCTACTACAATTTTTTCTTTTATGCAGTATAGTACATAAAAAGTATTTGGAGTTAATCCCTCTTTTACAAGTTTGTTAAATATTTCAATCATACTACCAATGTATTGTATTACCACTAGATTCTTTTACTAGATTATGTATCTTAATAAATATATCATCACTATCCCATTTAGAGCCGTTATAAGCAGCAGAAGCAGGATGTTTAACAAAAAACTTATGGTTATTATCCCCAGTAAGTTCAGACCATTCCTCAGCTTTTTTACCCATGTATACATACACCAATCCTGAATTATAAGTATTTAACAAATCTAATAAATAAGCAGTAAACGGTTTCCAAATATCATAATGACTACCAACATTACCAACTTCTACTGTAAGAGCTGTATTTAGCATTAGTACACCCTGATTAGACCATCTTGCTAAATCTAGCGGTCTATCATAAAAGGGATACATTTTCTGAGCTTCATCAAGAATAAATCTTAAAGATGGTTGTTCTTTTTTAGTATTACTACAACTAAAAGCAATACCATCGGCAACTCCTAACTGTGGATATGGATCTTGACCAATCATTATAACTTGTAATTTGTCATATGGGCATTCCTCAAATGCTCTAAACACTTGTTTTAATGGTGGAGTAAATCTTTTACCACTTGTACTTAGTGTATAGAGATTATTTAAAATATCACTAAACTCAGAACTAAATATAAAAGATTTAAGTATTTTATCCCAACCACTTGCTTCTAGTTTATTAAACAATTTTTGTTTGATTTCTTCAATTTCGGGTTCTATTTTCATTTTTTTATTATTTTTGATAAAAATTAATACTATGAGTACCATTAAAGTTAAAGAAATTAAAGATGATGCTATCATTCAAGTTCCAGTCAATAAGGCCTATTATGTAATGGTAAAAGCTGTTTTATATGATCTTTTTACAACACTTCAAGAGAAAGGTGTTGCTGAAGAAACATTAAAAAACATAATGAATAAAGAGTATGCTAACTTAGAGCCTACTGAAAAATCATTTTATACAGTTACATTACTTCTTGCAGAAATTGAAAGACAAGCATCAATAAATAATTTAGTTGATGAAAAAGAAGTTCAAGCTAATGCTCTTTTGAATCCCGAAGAATCTTCAGATACTGAAGAATCTACAGATTCAAATTAAATTGATCTCTTCCAATTTGTATACAAGCTTCAATAGCTAACATCACTTCATCTTTACTGCAATCAGCAAAAGATTTATCTTCAAGTCCTGCAGCTTGTTTTACAATAAGCTTCATTTCATCAAATGTATAGCCGGACTCTTTAGCTAATTCTCTAATACAAGCATGTACTTTTGCAAGTTGTGCTTTACTATGATCTACTCCTACAAGGTCAACATACATTTCTACTATTTGACCATCTTTTAGTTTATCTAAAAGAATATCATATAATAGTTTATCCTGTTCACTATTAAAGATCAATTGACCATTTTTCTTTTTAAATTTTCCGGTATACATTGTTATTACATTCTTGGATTAACAGCATTTACAAATCTTAAATACTCTTCTAAAGTATTAATTTGTACTGATGGTATCTCAAAGCATTTGACTTGCCAATAGTTATTCTCTACATCATCACTATCTGTGCTATGTAAAGCTAAATTTGGTACAACCTCTTTATGGTAATAATAGTAATCATAACCATTTTGACTTTCATCATTGGTTATATCTACTTTATCAAAACCAAGATTTATTAAATCTTCTTCTGTCATTTTTCTGCCATTGTTTGCAAAAACACAGTATGATTCAACACATCAAAAGCATATGTATAACTCAACTCATTATATGCTTCATTGCTCTTTGAATAAATTCCATGTTCTTTGATTCTTAATTCTCTCAGGTTCTTAATTGTTAATGTTGCCATGTGAAGATTATCTTTATCCTCTGACTTCATCATTCCCACTACATTCTGCACCTCTGTTGTTGTGATATAATTATACTTCTTTAACAACATTAACTCAGCCATATATACAAAAGGCCGGAACTCATCTTTCTTAGTTCCCTTATGATACATATACCATAAATAGTTTAGATTGCCATCTACACCATCTGTTATATTATAATGCTCTTCAGCAATTTCTGCAACTAGTTTTTTAATTTCTTGTGTTTCCATTCTAAAATATATATCTAATAGTGTTCCATGGAATAATGGCATCATGTAACTCTGTAAATTGTTTAATGTAATCAGATTTACATCCCTGTGCATACCTAATGTTTTCTCCTCCGTACTGGGAAGTCTTCCTCTCTTGTATGTCCGGTCTCCAGAGTAACTCTTCACCCATGATCTTATTCTTCTCATTATACTCATGTTTATCTTTATTATGTGTTAGAAAGATTACTTCAGCCTTTACTTTATCTTTATTTTCTACTATACCTTGTACTTGTCTAAAGAGCTCGCCATAATTTTTAAGCCATCCAGAAGTTACTATTACAGGAGAGAAGTTTATATGCACATCATACCCAGCATTAATAAATCTATCAATAGCTTTTATTCTAAGATCTATTGGTGTGGTATTAGGCTCAAGATAATTTGCATAGGACTCAGGCATTAAGCTAAATCTTATTCTAATCTTTCCTTCAGGATTATAGTCAAGTAAATCCTCATTCACATACTTAGTAGCAAATGAACCCATAGCAAGTGGATGATCTTTAAAGAACTTGAATATAGTCTTCCAGTCATGATATTTAGCATGCAGAGCAAAGTCTTCATTGCAAGAAATGTCATAGGTAATATATTCTCCTGTTTGATTAGGCTTTTCTACATCAGCAAACCAAACATGTGAATTAATCTCTGTCAGGAT